AAAGCAAGTTTAAGAAAAAAAATGTATGACAAAGCAGTTAAAAAAGACAACACAATGATGCAAATATTTTTAAGTAAGAATATGCTTGGAATGTCAGATAAAGTACAACAAACAAACGTAACAGAACCACTACCATTAATCATAGAGGCCAAAGCAGAAGAAGTTAATGGCTAAAAGGAAGTTCACCCATTTTGTACCTAGACCAAAAGCCAGAAAAAGACCTAGACGACATAAGAAAAAATTAAATAAACATGAAGCAAGAGATTATAAAAAATATAACAGACAAGGAAGATGAAACGATCTAATTTTTACTCAGATGGAACATTCATTCCATTCCCATTACCACAGGATTTTAGAAAAGCACAAGGCAAAGAAGCTTGTGGAAACTGTGGCCTGTATTCTAATAGACGAGGTTTTTGTGGTAGGTATCAAACAATTGGTGTAAAAGATAATTATATATGTGGTCAATGGAGACAAAGACATTTTCAAAGGTAAATATGATTGCTTATGAAAACACTAACGATACTGATACTGTTATTCAACGGAACTCTTATTAAAGAAAAATTAGAATTTGAAAGACCAGTAAGCTATGTCGAGTGCATGAAGATAGCACAAGATCACCGAGAGGCAATAGCTACTCACCAATGGATATTCAAAGACATTATGAAATCAGGTTGGTATCTGAATGATGGGAGAGGCACAATACAAGGTTTCATTTGTGAGTGATGTGTGATATTTAAGTCACATGGCAAAATACAAAGGTAGAACAGTTAAACTTAACAAGCCTATGAGGGGTGATGTTAAGAAATTTAAAGTATTTGTAAGAAATAGAAAAACAGGCAGAGTCCAAAAAGTAAATTTTGGTAGTAAGACAATGACTATCAAAAAAAATATACCAGCGAGACAGCGTAGCTTCTTTGCTAGATTTAGACCTATTTTGGCAAAGGTAAGAAGAAGTGGAAAACAGGCTACTTTGAGCCCAGCTTACTGGGCTATCCAATCTTGGAAAAAAGGATTTAGATTATGATTGATAAACTTATGTACCTTTTCATGGGTTGGCTAGATAGATGGTCAGATTGGGTAGATAAGATGTTTATAGAAAAACCGAAAAGAAAGAAAAAATAAATTATGTCTTTAAAAATATCAGAAGAATCAAAAGTACAGATGCCAATGAAAACAGTTGCTTCTTTAATAATTATCGTGGCACTTGGAACAATGGGATATTTTCAAATTATAGAACGTCTTAATGTTGCAGACACTAGATTACAGTTAATGGAAAAAGATTTAGAAGAAAATACAGAATTTAGAATTAAATGGCCACGAGGACAATTGGGTTCATTACCCGCAGACTCCGAGCAGTTTATGATGATAGAAGATCTTTATAAGACTACCGATAAATTAAACAAACATATTGAGAACATGGCTTTGAATAAAGTTAACATTGAGTTTTTAAGAAAGCAGATGGATAAGGTTCTTATAGATATTGAAGCACTTAAAGATGCTAATAGAGATATGAAATATACAAATGGTAATGTAGATGGGTGGTCAAAATGATAGAGTCTGTTGTAGCTCTACTTATGTTTATAAACGGAGAGATTAAGGAAGCGCGTTTCCAAAGTTCTATGGCAGAATGTCTTAGAGGAAAGCGTCAAAGTGAGAGACAGTATAGTGAGTCAATTTCTTATAAGTGTTGGAAAGGTAAAGCTGAATTAGAATTAAATATAGATGGTTCAAGATCTATTAGAAAGTTAATATTAGAATAATTTATGAGTATAACAATGTTTGATTGGTTTATAGATACAGTAGGTAGAATATCACGAAGCATATTTCATTGGACTTGGAGAGTACAAACTCACAGAAAATTTAATGCAAAGAAGAAAAAGTGAATTATTTTTTAACAATAATAATTTGTTCTGTAGTAAATGGTAAAACCTTTTGTGTACCACCCGTTAAAATGGAAGATGAATATATAGATAGTTATACTTGCTTATTAGATGGTTATAATAAAGCCCATGATAAAATTGTTGAAATAGGTAGAGACTCCGTTAATGAGTACAACATATATATAAAATTCGGTTGTAATGAAAATATCCCTAACGAAACCCCAACATCTCATATCATCATCAAACAAAAGATTTAGAGTTTTAATATCAGGTAGAAGATTTGGTAAAACATATCTTGCTATAACTGAGATGATGAAGTTTGCATCAAAACCTAATCAAAGAATATGGTATGTAGCACCAACATTTAAAATGGCCAAAGATATATGTTGGGCTAGTCTTAAAGAAGTTTTAAATCAATTCAATTGGATAGAAGATATAAATGAAACTACTATGACTATTACCATCCGTAAAACTAATAGCACTATCTCATTAAAGGGTGCTGATAATTATGATGCACTCAGAGGAACAGGATTAAACTTTTTAATATTAGACGAATTTGCTGATATAGATAAACGTACTTGGTTTGAGGTTCTTAGAGCTTCTGTTGCAGATACACTTGGTAAAGTATTATTTTGTGGAACTCCAAAAGGTTATGGAAACTGGTCTTATGAAATGTATCTAAAAGGTAAACAAGACCCAGAATGGGATAGCTTTCAATTTACTACTATTCAAGGTGGAATGGTATCTAAGAAAGAAATAGAACAAGCTAAACAAGACATAGACATTAGAACATTTAGACAAGAGTTTGAGGGTACATTTGAAAATTATGCTGGTGCTGTTTATTATAACTTCCACCCAGTAGAAAATGTAATTAAAAAAGATATTGATTGGAACAAGCCTTTTCATATCGGTATGGACTTTAACGTAGATCCTATGTCAGCTTGTGTATCGCAAATAGAAAAAGATAAAATCTATGTAGTTGATGAAATAGTAATTTATTCAAGTAATACTGATGAAATGTGCCAAGAGATAAAAGATAGATATGGAACTAAAGTTCCAATATTTATTTATCCTGACCCAGCTAGTAGGCAACGTAAGACCTCTGCTGGTGGTAGAACTGATTTATCAATTTTACAAAACGCTGGATTTAAAGTTAAGGTAAAACACAAACACCCAGCAGTTAGAGACAGGATAAACGCTGTCAATTCTAAGTTAAAAGATTCCAATGGCAAGAGGCACATTTTTGTTTCACATTCTTGC